CCAAGGAAGCCCGCAATGCCCGCCGCTGCCCCGAGTGCCGACTTACCGAGCCGCACAATACTGGCGTTCGCCATCCTCACGACGCCTTCAAATTTCTTTGTCGACTGCCCTGCTTTTTTGAATGCATTGGTGAGACCACGGGCGCTGCCCGAAATCATAACCGACATTTTGCTTATGACTTTTGCCATCGCTCGTCAAACTCCCGCATGCGTTGCAACGCATCCGCAGGCGAAGTGGTCCCGGTGTCCCAGTAGGGAAACTCCGGCTCGGGCAACTTTGCGTTCCGTTCCAAGTGCGGAGCGATTGAAATAGTCGCGGCCGCGAATGCCCGCAGGTCGTCGCGCTGATCGCCCCACGGCTGTTCGTCGTAGAGTGCAAGCCAGTCGAGAACCTGGTGCCAGCTCAGCGGCCCGTGAGGCTGCAGCAAGTAATCGGGATGTGGAATCCCAACCCGTGCGCAGATCTCGAAACAAACTCGCCATAACGAATCGCCCTTTAGTTTTTTTTTGCCGCCTCGATCTCGCTGTCCAGGTTCCCGAGATTGAAATCGCTCACAGCCTGAAACACTGCAACCAGGACATCGAGCCGTTCGCCATACAGAAACTTGCGCCCCTCATCAGTATCGAACACGAGGTCGCCGCCCTCATTCGCTACGCTTTTGCTGATCGCCCAGACATATTCGTCGAGCGCGATTGTCACCGGCAGTTCGCCATCCTGGTTCGTCTTGTCGCTGATCCGCTCGAGCAGTTCTAGCCGGTCCCTTGCCGGCAGCCTTGCCAGGGTAACCGCCCCGCCCCAATCAACGACCTCGACCTCAGTTGTCGCCCGCCTCTCGGCGATCAGCTCTGTTAGCGTCTTTCGCATTTCCGAACACCTCATTTTGCGTACAAGCAATTGCAGCAAGCTCACGCAGCTCATCCCCTGTGCAATCACTTAAAACAACCTCAAGCCCCGGCCCGCCTGGATAAATAAGCACGGCAGAATCCTTCGGCACGGCAACGATTTGCACCAGCCGAGCACAACGGCGAACGTCCATCTGCTCGACTGACTCAATGTCTGCGAACCGCAGCTCAAACTGCAGCCGGTGTCGCTGCCACGGCTGCAGCCTTGCAAACCGGGCAGCACCAAAGCCGGGTAATTCTACGTCGACAAACTTCGGCACGTCGTTAGCTCCGTGTGATAGCGGATGTGCGTTGCACTGTAATAACACGCGAGCAGACGCTCGACGCATCGACTGTGTCGTGGTCGATACCCATAACTCGGCCCGTAAATTGCCAGGTGCGAGACGCCCCGCCGCCACTGTCTGCAACGAAGACCAGTTGCCACGAATAGTTATGCTTTGAATCAAATGCCGAGTCGATGTACTCGTGCACTGTGTCGCCATCGGTATAGATCTGGTTAAAAGTGCAGATCGAATTTTGCTCCAGTCCCTGAAGCGCGACGGACAAAGTATCTGCGAGGTCGGTGGCGTCGACCGACTCATACTCTCGCGGGGGCGGATCGATCGATGTAATCTCACCAATCGTGGTGAATGACGCATCGTTGTCGTGGTCGTATTTCACTAGCGTGCCGAGCCCGAGTCTTGCGCTTGCCATGTCTTACGCTCCTGGTTGATAGCCGACAATCTGCAACGAAAACGCGCACACATGCAGGCCGTCGTCGCTTGCATCTCCCCGAGGGACATACGAGTCGGATTGACTTTGAATAAAGATGCCGGACACAGTGCCGGCCCCGAACGTGCCGCGAGTCGCATGCTTGCCCCGGATCAGGTCACCGAGGTCAATCGCCCCATCGATTGATTCTGAAATCGCTTCGATATCGAGGTACTCAGTCCACGGCCGCGTACCTGCCGCTTCGTCAAGTGTCTGCAGTGGCTCGGTATCGCTGCGCTGATACCAGATGTACGAGCCTTCGTAGTTTTCGACGGCCTCGTTTTGGTAGCAGCGCTCGCCGCCGACGGCGGTGCTTATGTCGCTGTCAGCGAGCAAAAACGTGCGGAGGTCTTCGCCAATGCTAGGCACTACGCAACTTCCTCATTTCGAGTGCGAGCTCCGCCTTGAACTTGCGACGGAATGCAGTGCCGGCAGGCTGCTGGCTAGACCGTGCACCTCGCTGAATAAACTTCGATCCGGAGTGGCCAGGGTGGTTGCGGATGTACTCGCGATAAATGCGTTTGCCGCCAGCAGTCCACACGTACGGCTTCGAGGGGTCTCGCTTTTTCTTCCGCTTGCCAGGCATGCCGTGCGCTTCGACTGGGTTGTTCACCAACCAGAGCGGAAGCACGACACCCTCGCCAGACAAGCCGCCTCGCTTCTTGTGGCCAACTGCCCTGGCGACCGCCTTCGAGAATCCCTTTTGTTTTTCGATGCCTTTCGCCTGTCCGATAATTGCCGTGTACACGTTGCCGTTCTGGTACTTGACCACTTTCGAGCCGAGCGACTTTCGCAGTAGTCCGGTCTTGCGAGGTGCTGCCTGCTTCACGGCTTTCCGAATCACACCGCTCGCTGCGGTCGTGGCTTTGCGCAGCACCTTGCGTCGTGTAATGGCATCGAGCTGGTCGAACTTGGCCGCAGTCGCCTGTGCACCTTTGATCGTTAGCCCGACTTCCATGCCGGTGCTGGCAAGACGTCCGCCCCCTCGCTTCGTACCTGTAAACCTTCTCGCCTCGTCATCCACCACAATGCGGCGATTGCGAGGCCGCCGGGCCATTCCTGCGAGCCGTTTCATTACGCCCATCGCTACAACTCCTCTTCGCATGTGAGGATCATGACGCGATTGAGCTCTTCGATATTGTTCACCGCCCGGATGTACAGGTAGCGGCTCCCAAACTTCGCGCGGTGTTCTGGCGTCACTCCAGACTGATAGCGGATCGTGATGCGATGGGTAGCATTGGCGACCAGCTGGTGCGCCTGGATCAGCTCATCGCCACTAAGCGTCTCGACCTTGGCGTGCACGGTTGCCAGGTTGGACCAATCACCAGTCCGTTCGCCACGGGTGCCAGTACCAGTTGGCGGAGTCTGCAGCACGATTACCTGTCGCAGGCTTCCCGTGTTGAACTTGGCGAGTGCTTTGTTACGCATAAGCGACTTGCGCCCCCACGCAACCCATCTCGGCATCGAGCTGCGGCAAGATACCCCGCCCGATTATGGTGTTCTGATCAAACCCCGCGCCGCGATGGTTGTACCAGTAGTCGACGCAGTCCTTGACGGCCTGCCGAACCACATACGGCACATCGCTTTGGCTCGCGTATCCGGCCGTGTGCGTTATCGTTATGTCTTGGATAACCTCATATGTCGTTGGCCAGGTCACGTTCTTCGCCGGCACGATGCGACCGTACACGCCATCTGTGGCGACTCGGTACTGACTGCTCGCCAGAGTTTGACTGTCGCCGTTGGTGTCGAGATAGGTGATTGACGACACCGCCCCGAATGGCGGGCGGGCTATCTGGATCGCGTTGCCGATCCAATACCGTGGATCTTGCCAGCCATCGCAAACGAGCTTCCAGGTCGATCGCATAATCGAACACTTGTAGCGATCTTCGAGGAACGCTGCCGCCTCCAGAATAAGCCGCTGCAACATCGAATCGTCATCGGTCGTTGTGATGTACGAGTACGACTTGCAGTCATTCAGAGGAACGGGCAGCAGCGTCGGCTGTGTTGTTCTGACGTGCACGGCGTTTCCGTTTCGGTTTGGCTTTTGGTTTGTCGAGACCATCGGCCGGCGAGGCGATCTTCCGAATTACCAGAAGTTCGCCTTCGCCGTTGCCAATGTCCCGTACGGTGTGGGCACGATACCCACGCCAGTCTTGGTTAAATTTCACGAACATTAAGAGGCCGCCGTTTTGAGACCGACCACGGCACCAGCTGACGAACCGTCGCCAGCTCGGTGAAATTCCAGGTCGTAGCGAGAAATAAGTTTCAAAGTCAAAACGTCTTCGTTGAAGGCATAATGCTCGGAGCTGGTCACGTCGATTGCAGTGCGATCGCCCAGCACTAATGCCTGGCGGAAGTCGCCAAAGAACAATGCAAACTTGTCCGCAGCCTCTGCCGGCATCGCTTCGGTGAAGTTGATCGGGTAGCCGAACAGCTGTGCACCTGACCCGTCGGCGATATTGCCTGCCGTGTTACCGCCAGCGGCGTATAGCAACCGCTGGACCGCATCAGCAAATGCCGCACGATTCATCAGCCAGCTCGCACCGACATGAAACTTGTCGGGCAGCAGTGCCGCGACTGCATTCAAGTTCGCGAGCGTGATATCCTCGAATGCGGTGTTGCCACTGCTCATCGTGACCACGCCAGCGGCACCGATACCAGAAACGAGTCCGGTGATGCCGCCGTATGCACTTGTGCCGTCGCCGTCAACCAGTTCGACGTCCATCCGCGCGCCCAGTTCATAACCGGCACGGGATGCAACACGGTCGGCCATGTTCACGATTGAATCGTTGATTAATTCCCAACTGATTTTCGTGAGCACGGCTCGCTTCACGGCCGTCAATGCAACTTGTCCCCAGACCACGTCGGACGCTGTAATCGCCGACGCTTCGCCCGGATACTGCACCGTTTGACCTGACACGATGGTCGGGATCTTCAGGGTGTCGCTTGTCATCGGGAACCGGTCCGAGATGCGCGGAGTGACGCCGACCGCATCGCGCGCTTCGAGTACTGCATCACTGAGCGGATCGGGCACGGTGTAGCCGCCTTGGCTGTCAGTCCCTTCCGTCTGTGCAGCTCTGAATCCGACGAGGTTGTCACGGCACCAGTCGGCCGCGTGGCGATCTTTCAGAATCGCCGCCTTGATCCACATGCCGGCTTCGTATGCGTGCTGTTCAGCCTTCGGTCCTTTGAATGCCTTGAGCGCGCCAACGTTTTGCCAGCCGAGGGAACGGATGTTGTATTCCGGCTTCTCGGGAGGAGCGGCCAGTTCTTGCGACTGCGCCTTGGCGGGCGTCTTCATTTCCAGCCGGAGCGCTTCCAGCTTCTCGGCCCGTACCAGCTCGCGGTACAGTCCAGTCGAGTCGTCGCCATCCTCTTTGCCAATGTCAGCTAACAGGCCGTCGAATTGCGTGTGGTCCTGTTCCGTTAGCTCACGGTCTTCACTCTCGGCGAGCGCAACAATGGCTTCGGCTTCGGCATGCTTGGCGGCGATCTTCTCTCGGATGGCCAGTGGGTCGTGCTTGCTCATTTCGTGCTCCGGGCGATGCCGGCGAGCACACTGCAGGCACAAAAAAAACGCGGCGCGAATCGCCGGCGAGGTTGGAATCTCGTCGGTGATCTGCGCCGCGTTTATGTCGGCCGCTTAGATCTGCTATGCGTCAAGCGCACGGCTATAAGTTGTCGCCCGTTAATCTAGCCGATCGGCCTTTATTCTCCAAACACGCTTGCGGGTGGGGGGTTAAGCCGCAGCCATGCTCGGGCCCGGTTCCGTTTCTTCAGCTCGGGATTCCGCTTGTTGTCGAACCAGTTGGCGACCTCCGCCATTTTCTTGGCGGACTTGGTTCCGCCGTCTGGAGTCCAGACGCCTTCTTCGGGGGTGCCCGCATGCCACGCCTCGACGCCGGGGGTGTTGGGTCCCCTGGTCTGCACCGCTGCCAGCTGTGCAAGATTCTGGCGAGTCTCGTCACCTGCCTCGCCGGCCAGTAGAACGGAAGGGGTGTTGCGATATTTGCCCTCGGGAACCAGGCACGCTGCGATCGCCAGGTTCTCAGTAACGTCGTCAACGAATCCCAGCTCAAGCGACTGCGAACTGGTGAACCAGGTCTCGGCATTCATGTATGCCCGCAGGGTGTCCTCATCCAGCGAGACCCGCGTCAGGTATGTCGCTACGATACTGTCATCAATAGCCCGGAGCGTGCCAGTCATTCGCTCGATATCGGACGCACCCTGGTCCAATGCATTCGCATCGCCCGCCAACGACAGTGCCGTCCACGAGTTGTGAATCATTAGCATGCCGTTCTCGGAGATAGTCACCCGGTCGCCTGCCATCGCAATGACGCTGGCAATACTGGCCGCCAGTCCATCCACGGCGGTAACCGTTGGCACTGACAGCCGGCGGATCTGGTTGTATATCGCCCAGCCTGCGAACACATCACCGCCCGGTGAGTTGATGCGGAACGTGATGCCGTCAGGTGCATCGAGTCCCGAAACCTCATCATAGAACGCAGCCGCATTCACTCCCCCAAACTCCTCGCCGATCTCGCCATAGATCAGGACTTCGGCAGACTTGCCGCGAACGTAATTATTTATTTTCCACATCGGGAGCCCTCCAGGCTTGCGTAGCAATCTCGTTCGGGAATGTTTCCAGCTCATCAAACAGGGCGGACAATGCCTTCGGCAGCTTGTCCCGGGGCGTATCTTCCAGCACGGCGACCACTGACTTGCGATGGCGTGCGCAGTAGGCAGCCGCCAGCGAACCTGCGTGCAGTGGCCTACCAACCGCAGCCCACACTGCCGAGACTGGCTCCAGCGCCTTCGCCAGTGCTGGCAGCTTCGTCGCGTAGTAGTCCTCGACCCAGCTCACGAAATACCCTTTCCGATTCCGGCGCTTGGCTGCTGCCGTGATGTGCGCGAAGTCGCGGCGCTGCTCATTCCTCAGCCGGTCCGATGCCAGATCCTGGAACGCCTCAACCTCGTCCATTGGCTCGGCATCATCGACCGGCACATCTGCAGGGTTGATTGCGGGGTTGCGGAACAGGTCGCCCTTTCCATCGTCTCGCCTGTTCATGTTCAACTTACGGCGAGCTTCATTCGGCGTGATCAGTTCGGCAGAAATTAATTTCGTCAGCTGGTCAACGAGCGCGACATTGTCGGCCTCGATCAGGCTTTGCAGGTTATGCTCGAAGTAAACTTTCTTCTGCGAGCGTTCATCCCCCGTCAATAACTTGAGGTCCGATTCGGCAGCCCACTTGCGAAGCCACGGCATCAGCGTCTGCCCCAGGAACCTGCGATTCTCTTCGACTAGGGATGCATACGCCGTCGTTGTATTGTCGCCCAGCATATGAGGCGGGATGTTGAACCACGACGCAATCTCGACTCGCTGGAACGCTCGCGACTGCAACCACTGCGAGTCTTCGTTCGAGATTGAGAACGGGACAATTTCCAGGCCGCCAGATAGCACCGCGGTCGACGTGCTCGAATCGAGTCCGCGGTGCCGATCCTCAAACCGTTGTCGCAGGCTCGTCGCTTGATCTTCTGACAGGTGTGCGGCAGTCTTCAATGCTATGTTCGGGCGGGCGTTGTTTCGGAAATGCCTATTGCCGTGCTTCTCTTGAGCGAGCCCGAGTCCGAAGCTATTCTTCGCCATCGTAAATACGGAGTACCCTTGCCAGCCGTCACTCGATAACCCTTTCAAGTGGAATACATTTCGAGCAGGTATCTGCCGAGACTCATCGCGTGCGTCGCTGCTTGTCCAGTACGACAAGTCTTCGCCGGTTGGATCCGGGTACGTTAACCCTGGTTCGAGGATTATCATTTCGACAGGACGGCCCGCACCATTCCGCCGGATCTCCGCGTAGCCGTTGCCCCATAGCAGGGCGTGCGCTTGCAGCGTCTCACGGAACGCAAAACTGGTGATCGTTGGAGTTAGGGCCGGACTGACATTCAGGAGCGACCACGCTGGATGGTACCGGACCCGCTCACGGTCGTCCGTCACCTCATCCCGCTCGTATATCTCCAACGGCAACCCGGCGACTGTCTGACTGATCAGATTCGTCGCCTGCCATACACTGGAGAACGTCAACGCCTTCTCGGCATTAATACGTTCCCCGCTGTCGGTGTTGTAGTTCCGGCCCAGACCAGCCGACAGCCACTGCTCTTCGGGGAGCAACCCTGCGGCAATGGATGGAACAACCTCGGACACGCTGTGCTGCGTGACGATAATCTCGGTGCTCGCTTGCATTAATAGATCGCCGGTTCGGGGTCTTTTTCAGGCGCTAAGCTCAACGCCATCGACATGAGAACCGCGACCACGCCATCGATGCGTGCATGCTGCGAACTCTTGACGGGGCGAATGAGACTACGGTCGGACGTCGGCTTCACTTCCACGTTATGTATCTGCCATCCGAGACACTCATTCCCCGTGTGTTGTATCTTACCAGACGCGATACAAGACTCGAACTCGCGGCACGGCTCGTTGTAAGTTCGGTAGTTTTGGGGGGCGTCGATGGTCTCGATCCCCTCCCGTGGGAGCTCTTGAAAAAACCATTCGGCATTATGTGCATCGAATGCAACCTGCCGGACCCGATACTGGTGGCAGATCTCGATAATACGCTTACAGACGAATCGCTGGTCCACCCGGTCGCCCGGAGTAAATTCGATCTCGCCTTGACGCTCCCAAAGCAGGTACGGAACCCTGTCCGTCTTCTCATGTTCGAGCGCGGTTTCCCTGGGAATCCAATTCCAGCACAGCACCTTGTAACCGTCGTCCTCAGTCCGGGCGGTGATCGCGAAAGACGTCAGATCGTTCTTTGCACTCAGATCTGCCCCGCCGAACCACGTCCCGTCGCGACTGATCTCTGCGACTTGGCACTTCTCCCAGTTGTCTTGATTCAGCCACTTGCTGGTCGATGCCGTGTGCTGGTTCAGGTACAGCCGGCGGAAATCGTTCTCGATCCTCGGCATCGCCTTTGCGCGCTTGCATAGGCGTTTCATTTCGTCGAGTGATCTGAAGTCGCCGAGTGCGGGGTTGCACTTGCGCCAAGTCTTCACAAGGTCCCAGCGATCGTTTTCGGCCGCCTCATAAATGATCGGCAGGTACGACGGATCCTTTATGATGCCGTCACGCACCTGCGAGGCGTATTGCCACTGCTCAAACTCCAGCGTTTGGCGGTTGTAGTTGCCGGCAGTTGTGATCGTCACCATAAGCGGCGAGTCGACCTTACCCATGCCGGTTACGAAACTGGTATAGAGCTCACGATCTTTCGCGACATGGATCTCGTCGTAAACAACCATCGTCGGCTCGGACCCATGCATCGCACCCGCCTCAGATGCAACAGCGCGAAAGGTCGACCCCGTCTTGTTGTTGATGATGGTATGCGTTGACTTGCGGATCGTGACGAACTTCATGAGACGCGGGTTATTCCGCAGCATCGCCTCGACCTTGTTCCACAGGAACCTCGCCTGGTCGCGGGTTGATGCAGCACAGAAAAACTGACGGTACGGCCGCATGTCACGCAGGAACCTTTCAAGCACCAACGCGGCCGCGAGTTCCGTCTTGCCATTCGCCCTCGGCAACCATATTCCGCAATGTTTGTACTGCCGGTCGCCCTTGTCCGTGTACGTGCCGATCAGCTTCTTGACGATACGTTTCTGCCACGGGCGCAGGTTGAACGACTCACCTGTCGTGGGGTGCGTCAGGAAGTTAATGAAGTCGACAGCCTGCTGTCCCGGGTCGGTTGCAATCATGCTCGCATCAACTCATCCAGGGCATCGAGCGCCTTCTCAGCACCCGGCACGGAGATACGCGAAAGGCTGCTCGGCGTGAGCCCGAACTCGGCTTGCAGCTTTATCAAGCTCGCCTTGTTCATGTGCATTTCGGTGACGTATGGGTTGCGTTTGAAACTGTCGCCGTTCGGCAGAACAGCACCGTACTTGTTCACCGCATCCACTGCGCTGCGATATTGAATGTACGTGTCGGTGTAGACTTCCAAAGCATGCGCGTACACTGGCGACAGAATGCCGAGCGCTTCCAGCGCATCGAGCAAGTTCTCCCAGGCTACTTTGCCAACCTTGCTATCGTTAAACCGCTCCGGCATCGGGGGTCGCCCGGGAGGTGCCTCCGGCTCGTTTTCGTTTATCCGATCTTTGTTCGGCTCGCCGGCGAGTATTTTCAACTTCGTCGGCCTTGGCAGTCTGCCGCTTACCATTGCTGTTCGCCTTTCGCTAGAGAGTTGCGCCGCTGGTTTCGACGCAGTGCTTGCAAACCGGGTTCGCTGCATAGCCGCCATCGCGGTGCAGCTGCTTTAGCTTCCGCATTTTCAGCCCGTCCCATGCTTCTCGGATTGTCATGTCGGCAACATTCCCCATCGGCAAAGCACGGCCCGAGAAAGTGCAGCACGGCAGAATGTCGCCATTGCTGTCAACGACCATCAACTTGTACGGGAAGGAACACCGGAAATCTCGCTTGTCATTTTCCAGCACTGGCAGCGGACTAGGTGCCGTCAGGTCATTGTCGATCCCGGGCAGGTTCACGCGATCTTGAAAGCCGATCATGTCGGCAACGCCAGACCAGAGCGAAACAAAGTCATCGGCTTCGTGGATGTTCAGCTCGGTCTTAAGGAAGTTGACCCGCACCAGTGGCCAAGACACGCCGCGATCAGCACGCCGATTCAGCAACCGGCGGACATTCCCAACGATACGGTCGAACTGGTTACTGTGTCGCATCAGTGCAAACGTCTCGGCCGTGGTGGCATCCAGCGACACCATCACCTTCGACACCCTTGCGTCGATCAGCTCATCGATCTTCGCATCGTCCAGTAGCGTGCCATTCGTAGCGAAGTAGACATTGAGCACGCCTCTTGCCCTTGCGTAGTCGATGTACTTGCAGATATCGGGCACCAGCAACGGCTCGTTAATGTAATTCAGTTTGATCGAGCACAAGCCATACCGCTCGCCTTCGTCAATCACCTTCGCAAAGTCATGGAACGGGAGCGTCTTTTTCTTTATGACTTCATGGCCGTGGGTGCAGAACGAACACCGCAGATTGCAATGCGAGTTAAGCTCGAAGTCGAGTTGCAAGGGAAAACAGAATTCGCCCAGCGACTGCGCGACATGATACCGCTGCCGGTACCTACGCCACCGGGAAACATCCTTCGGCGCAGTTATGCCGCTCGGCAGCTCATCAAACAGCGACCGATTTAGCACTGCCGTCAGCTCATTTGCTCGCGACTTTTTTCCTGCCATCTCGCCCCACCCTCCGTGGTTTCCTGGCGGCCTTAAGTTTCATTCCGTAGTCGTTTGTCTTGGCTGCATGACTGGCTGCGGACTTGCGGATTAGCTTGTTGTTTTTGAACGGTCGATAATCGACAAAGTGGTGCCATCGCCCCCAGCGTTTCACGATCCTTGTTACGTCCGGGTGCTTGGCTTGCAGTTCTTGCGATGGCTTGAGCCGCCCCTCGGCTGCGTACTTTTCAGTGAGTCCGCCCTTGCATTCCATCGACATGATTTTCTTGACGAGGAACACGTTAAAAAGGATCGTGCAGTTGCCGTCCTTCAGCACCCGCAAACACAGATCCGTGTCGTCGTTGTACTCACCCTCGCACCGATATGGCTTACCCGAGGCGGACTTTGCTTCGGTCTCGATTAGCATGTTCGAGTAAACCCGCGTGTTCAGTGTGAACGGCTTGGCGACATTGTGCTTAGCAACCACGAACATCTCGTACTGAAAACCTGCGATTGGCACATTCTCATAACGGGCCGTGAAGTCTTCGGCAACACAAAACATCGTTCCGTCAGCAACGGGAACATGGCGATTGCGATTGCGTCGATAAAAGGTTTGCATGTTGTCATCGATCGTCCAGTACTTTTCGTGACCATGCTCCGCCGCGTGGTCCCAGATCCAGTTGCGAGTGGCGACCAGCCCCTTGTCCGTGTGCGGTAACACGAGAAGGTGCTTGTCATCAATCACAGCTGCATACTTGTCAAACTCCTGCGGCTCGACAACGACCTTGAACGGGACGTTGATTCGCTGCAGTGCTCGCACTGTGTACCGGCTTTCCCAGCGTCCCTTCGAGGGAATGTAAATCGGATACTTAGGCTGCATCGTTCTCAACTCCCGCATATTCCTTGTCGGCGAATGATTCTTTCTCTCGCTCGGGATACCATACGGACACAGTCTTCGGCGTGATCTTCTGACCGATCAACTTTGCGAACGCATCGACGCCCGCTTGGTCGGCAAAGTGCACGAGCAGTTTCTGGTGCGAACTGTTGTCTTCGTTTTCGTATTCTGGCATCTCCGTCCACTCCGCCTGCGGATCTTCAACGACCCGGCCGTTGCCAATTCCCACGGGATAGGCTTCCGCCATCCCGGCGAGTAACTGTTCCGCATTTGCTCGGGAGCTCAGGTCGTCGAGCAGGTCCTGCAATTTCGCCCCGTCAGTCCCAGCCATTTCCGCAATCGGGTCGTGGGTGGCGAGGATTAAATCCGCCTCGTCCTCAGTCACATCCAGCACCAGGACAGGCACCTCGGCATCGGGTGCAACCTCTGCCCGTAAATGCCCGTCAATTAGCTGCAACCCTTCCGGGGTCTCTCTTACCAGCAACGCATCTGCAAATCCCACACGATCCAAGACACGGGCCATAGCTTCTCGCTGTGCCGTGGGGTGCGTCCGCCAGTTGCGTGGATTTTCAATCAATGCGCCAGCTGGAACGGTTCGATAATCAACGATTCGGTTCGAAATCTTGGGCACGAAGATCTTCTCCAGATTAACAATCGGGGAACAGGTCCTGTTTTTTGTGAAAAAACATGCCCTCT